CCGGATGGAATAGTCAAATACATTATTGGGGTAAGGGTAACCCACGACCTATTATTGATTTGAGAAATGATGCCACGAAGTTTGTTCATGTACAACTAAGAGGTGCTGATGATTGGTCAGAAGATGAACTACACCGAGTCACAAATCAACCCATCAATGAATGGAACGTCAATAGATGAATATCATACTACAACACTTTGCCGGTGAATTGAGAGAGTTGGATAAGCTCTCACTAGAGAATATGCGCAGTTATGCCAAATACGTTGGTGCAGAACACGAATTGATTACCGGTTTTCCCTTTCGGGAACATCTCACCGCACCGTGCCAAAAGGTTCATATGTTGAATGAAAGGTTTGATTCATATGATCAGGTCTTGATGGTTGACATTGATATGTTTGCAACAAAGGGTCTCAAGGAAAACATCTTTGAGGTAGAAAGAGGAATTGGGCTTTATGAAGAGGTGCAAAAAAGATTGCACAAGAGACTATCAAGGACCGGACGAATCTCGGCAAGAGAACCCTATTGGGGTGGTGCCATCTATAAGATGAACAAAGAGATGAGAGTCAGAATGAGAGAGCAATTCCCGGAAAATGATTCTTGGATGGACTTTTACAATGAGGCCTATAACTATGAAGATGAGGGTATCATTGCCCAACTTGCAGGAAAGGCAAAGATACCATTTTTCGTGATGAACAGAAGGTGGTGTCAATGTAGTTTCTTACCAAAGAAAGTTCCTGGCTTCATTCATATTCGTACGAAGGTAACTCCAGAAGGTCCAAAGAGGGAGAAGATAGATAACTATAGACAACTCGTGAAAGATTCTATCATATGCTGACAGCAACAATTGAAAACATAGACACGCTAGAAGACTTCTATAGCTCCATTCGCTCACAACAAGAGGATCCCAAGAATCATGGTCCGTCATATTGCGCACACCATGATATGATAGAAAGATACATGAACATGTGTCAATCATACAAAGAGCTGGGAACCCATCAAGGTGCCAGTGCCGCTGCGGCACTTCTTGCTGGAGCAAAAGAGGTTCACTTCGTTGACCATACACTTGAGAAATACAACTGGCAGAAACATCTCTTTGAGAATTACTGTCGAGACAATGAAGTATCACTGAATGTGTATGAAATGAGTTCTACGGACAAGAGATGTGCAATTCCAACAGATATGCTGATGATCGATTCTCTGCATAAATGGAGTTGGACACTACAAGAGCTTACACTTCATGCACCCATCACGAGTAAGTATATCATCTTCCATGATACCGCTATTGTCAATAAACATCCATCTGATATTGGACCAGGTGTGAAGAAATGGTGTCGTCAAAATGGATGGTATGTCATCGAGGAATGCAAAGATAATGTTGGTGCAATGACGATAAGACGAATATGAAAGCATTCATCATAACCCTCAAGGGCAACAAACCCTCAGAAACCGCAGCTAAGATTTGCTCTGATTCTTCAAGACAGGTAGACAATTCGTTTTCCCTGGAGTACTTTCAGGCTGTCGATAAAGAACATGCCGAAGAAGAACTCAACAAACTGGACAATGAATGGACCTATCCAAGACGTGGTTCAAAGCTAGATGAAAAGACCGGATTGCACCTCTCGGCCTACCGGACGGCAGATATTCGTAAACGCATTGGTTGTGCACTGAGTCATTACAAGCTCTGGCAAATGTGCCATGACTGGGGGAAACCAATTCTGGTTCTTGAACATGATGCCAGGTTCGTGCAGAAACTTGACCTTGAGAATGTCGTGGAAGAATCTACTGAATTTAGTATTCTGGGTATCAATAACCCACTCAAGGCAACAAGGAAGGCGCAACTGTTTTATGATATCGTGAGAAAGAATCCAGCAAAATACCAAGAGGTTCCTTGTATTGATAAAGAAGAGGTTCCTCAGGGATTGGCTGGTAACTCAGCATATATAATGAAACCAGAAGGTGCAGAACAGATGCTATCTCTGGTCGATGAACATGGGTTTTGGCCCAATGATGCACTGATGTGCCGACAACTTGTCTCGGGTCTGGGTATCACAAAGACTTACTATACACATGTTCAAATGTTAAGATCAACCACTACAGAATAATGAAGTTTCATATCATACGAATCGAAGATACCGATTGTCCTGCACACGAGAAATCCTGTGAGGCTGCAGATCGTTGCGCAAAGTCCCTAGAGAAGTTCGGAATGGAGTATACCTTCTTTCCGGCATATACACCAGAGAGTGATTACGTCAAGGGAATGATGACGAACAAGAAGTTCTTGTCGGGTTTTCGTTATGCAAATAAATTCGCCCGACTTGATCGATGTGTTGCCGCACACCTTTCTCATAGAACCCTATGGCAGATGTGTTATGATAACCAAGATGGACCAATTGGTATTCTGGAACATGATGCTGTGATGGTACAAGAGATGCCGAACTACCTCAAGTTTCGTTATTTCGTGAATCTTGGTAAACCCAGTTATGGCAAATTCAAGGAACCGAAGATGAGTGGAGTACACAATCTCTTTTCCAAGAGATACTTTCCTGGTGCGCATGCATATGCAGTAAATCCAGCTGCAATGGATATGATTGTCAAAAGGGGAAGTAGTGATATAGGTGGTCCGACAGATACATATCTGTCTTCTGATCAATTCATACTGGACGAACACTACCCATGGATCTTTGAGGCTGATGATAGGTTCTCTTCAATTCAGGCCGAAAGAGGATGCAAGATGAAGCATTCATTGACGCCAGATTACCAAAGAGTATGAAAGACGGTAGATGTATTCTCACTGGGTGTGATGCAAACCAATTTTGGCTACTGGATTGGTGGCTAAAAAACCTACGAGAGCATATGCCTGATATTCCGGTTGTGGTTGCCGATTTTGGTCTTGCCAAAAAAATGAGGAGATCATTACCAGACGATATCGAGTTCATTCATGTAGGTAGGCTTCCTGGTAAAAGAACCTGGTTTATGAAACCCAAAGCCATGTTATCAAGTCCCTATAAGTATACTTGTTGGTTGGATCTTGATTGTGAAGTAAAGAAACCCATTGATGATATCTTTCAGTATGCACACGATGGTAAATTGGGTCTTACTATTGATAAATATGCCCAAAGGAAGAAATGGGCATATTGGCAAAGTGGTGTTGTTGTCTTTAAGAATAAACCAAAGATCCTCGAGCAATGGTGCAAAAGATCCATCATGGGTATTGAACGTGGAGACATGGAAGCATTGCATCAATTGGTTGGTGAATCAGATGAACACATCATAAGAATGCCAGATGAATATCAGTGGTTAAGACTCGACATCAAATACCGTGGTTTCAACCGTGATGCAAAGATCGTTCACTGGACTGGACCAAGAGGAAAGGAAGAAATCATTATCAAGATGAAAGAACAAGAAGGTCATAAGAAATACCTATAATGACCCTTGAGCAAGAGGGAAAATGAAGATTGTTTTGTTCTTCATTCGATTTAATTATTATACCATCTGTATAAATCTCTGTCAATGACTGATTGGACCTACATGAATGAATCTTACTGTGAAGCTCCTGAGAGAAAGGAACTTTATGGGTTTGTGTATCTGATCACGAATCTATCTGATGGAAGGCAATATGTAGGCAAGAAGTTTTTTTGGTCCATGAAATCTCGGCAGGTCAAGGGAAAGAAGAAGAGGTTTCTTGCTGAATCAGACTGGAAACAGTACTGGGGTTCTAATGATGAACTGAAGAAAGACATTGAGATAGGTGGATATGAAAACTTTCGGAGAGAGATACTTTATCTCTGTTCGAGTAAATCAGAATGTGCATACCTCGAGGCAAAAGAGCAGATCGAACGTGGGGTTCTTCTCTCCAAGAAATACTATAACGCATGGATCTCGCTCAAGATTACCAAGAAGCATTTACAGAAGTATGCCGAGAAACAAAGATGTTTACAGGAACAGAATTCTGTGATAATATAGTAGAACTATGATCATTATAGACTACTCTGCCATCGCAATTGCTTCTATCTTCTCACAGGATCGACCTGAAGAAATCGAAGAGGGACTTATACGGCACATGATTCTGAATTCGATTCGCAGATACAATCACAAATTTCGGGAAGAATATGGAAAGACCATAATTGCATGTGACGATCACTCCTGGCGCAAGGGACCATACCCTCAATACAAGGCAAATCGAAAAAAGAGCCGAGATGAATCTTCCCTTGATTGGAGCAAGTTCTTTGAATTGATTTCCATGGTTCGGGATGAACTCAAAGAATCAATGGCATATCCCGTCATTCGTGCAGAGGGTGCAGAGGCTGATGACATTATTGGTCACTTATGCGAAACCACACTGGATGAACCAATCCTGATTGTCTCGTCTGACAAAGACTTCTTTCAACTTCACAGACACATCAATGTCAAGCAATTCTCACCAATGAAGAAAGACTTCATCAAGGTGGATGATCCAGACTTCTATCTGTTCGAGCATATCTGTAAGGGTGATTCCGGTGATGGTGTGCCCAATGTTCTTTCCCATGATGATACCTTCGTGAATGGTGATCGACAGAAACCACTTCGTGCCAAGGCAATTCAGGGATGGTATGAATCAATGAACATGGGAATGCTGGATACCGACATGAAGGCTGATGTGTACCGAAA